TGATTATGAAAAAACATATATATGTTCAGAGTGCGGCGATTATGGAGCCAATGAGCTTAATGGTATTTGTGAGGAATGCAGACAAGAAATATATAACGAACTGACAAAGATCAAATGTAGGCTCATAAATGGCGGAATGAGCGAATACGACGCAGTAACAGTGATACAGGATTGGGTGGAGGCGAGTTAAATGAGTGAGAATTTAAAACTATATGAAGCGGTCAGGAGTGCACCGCCAAAAGCGCAGAAAACAATTAAAGGCGGACGATTAAAGGGCATGACGGACATCAATCCCATGTGGCGTATCAAATGCCTTACAGAGCAATTCGGGGTGTGTGGCGTTGGCTGGTATTATGAGATAACAGACAAATGGCTTGAAAACAGTATGGCAAGTGATGAAATTTCTGCCAATGTAACTATAAATCTTTACATAAAGCAGGACGGCGAATGGAGCAGGCCTATACAAGGAGTAGGCGGCAGTATGTTTGTATCGCAGGAGAAAAACGGTATCTACACTAACGACGAATGCTACAAAATGGCACTCACTGACGCTATATCGGTAGCATGTAAAGCTTTGGGGGTTGGTGCAGATATATATTGGGGTTCAGATAATACGAAGTATAACGACAGCAAGAAAGAGGATCCTGAGAATCTCAAAGAGCGGATAAAAGAACGTGAAGCGTGGAAACACAAAGTTTTGACATTGGCTCAGAGCAAAGGGATAAGCGCTCAGGAATTAGCTAAGGATTATGGGCTTGATAAAAATACCACTGCTGACCGTTTTAAGGAGATTTTGAAAGACTTGGAGGGTGGCGAAAATGAAGAATTTAAGCAGCAAAAGAGCTAGGGCGTGCGCCATATCCACAAAGACGAAAAAAGCAGTATATGAGCGAGATGGCGGGCTGTGTGTGGTATGTGGGAGACCGGGGCTACCGGAAGCCCACTACATACCGCGTAGCCGCGGCGGGCTTGGCATAGAGCAGAACATAGTTACCTTATGCAGGAGGTGCCATAATACCTTTGATTTTGGTGATAAGGACGAAAGTGAGTATATGGCAACTTGTATTGAAGCATATCTGAGAAGCAAATACCTTGACTGGAATGAAGAGGATTTGACCTACAAGAAGTACGGAGGCGCTCTATGATTGCAGAAAAAATAGAAGCCAATCCTCTGTTTGGTGGAGGCGCTGAAATAAGGCTTTTTATCAAGGATGTAAAGGCTGTACAGTCATTCATGAATAAATACATTGACGGTAAGAAATATAGCGTTGAATTTAAGCGAAAACGGGCAAACAGAAGCCTTGACGCAAATGCATACTGCTGGGTATTGTGCCATGAAATCGCTAAGAAACTTGACACGTATACCGACGAAGAAATCTACATGGAGGCTATCAGAAAATACGGTATGAGCACTATACGTCCTGAGGAAGCCGCCTTGGTAGATGACCTTTGCCGGATGTGGGATAATATGGGACTTGGAAACCAGCACGTGATACTTGGGGACTCTAAAATATCTGGGTATGTCAATGTTAAATACTATTGGGGCAGTAGCGGATATAACACTAAAGCCATGTCACGGCTGATAGATGGTCTTGTGTCAGATGCACAGGAGCTCGGTATTGATACTAGAACACCTGATGAAATAGAGAGGTTGAAGCAATTGTGGGAAACGACGGATACATAAAAATATGGAGGCGGCTGTTCGAACATCCTATATGGCTCAATTCTACACCTGAGCAAAAAAACATACTCATAGTTCTTATTGAGCTTGCGAATTATTCTGATTGTCAGTGGGAATGGCAGGGTAAAGAATTTAGCCTTAAGCGAGGGCAAATGATAACTAGCACCGCGAGCATAATGAGAGCATGCGGAAAAGGTGTAAGTGAGCAAAATGTAAAGACTGCGCTAGTCAGATTTGAAAAGTTTGGATTTCTAACCTGTGAATCAACCAAGACGGGACGGCTTATAACCATTGAAAATTACGATAAATGGCAAGGTGAGTGTGTTGAAAGTAACCAAGAATCTAACCAAGACCTAACCGACACCTCGCCAAGACCTAACCAAGACCTAACCACTAAAAAGAATAATAAGAAAAATAAAAAAGATAAGAAATATATATATCCCGCCTTGGGAGAATTTAAAAACATCCTTTTGTCAGAGGAAGAACTGGAAAAGCTGAAGGCGCGATTCCCATATGACTGGCAAGAGCTTATTGAAAGACTGTCAAGGTACATGAAATCGAAGGGTAAACGGTATAAAAGTCATTATGCGACGATGCTGTCGTGGGCGAGAAAGGATGAGATAGATGTTAAGTCAGGAAAAAATAGTAGCTGTAAAGAACCGCATCGAACAAGTGAAAAAGACTATAGTGCAGATGGAAGCGGATTCAGAACATGAGAGATGCGAGGAGCGAATGAGCCTTAAAGAGGAGCTAGTGTATTTGGAAATGATCGTTGCGCGGCACAAGGAATACATAGACAAGTTAATAGGGGAGTGCAATCTTGGTAGGCGATTTATTAACAGGACGTTTGCGAATTTCGAAACTGCAGGAAACGAGAAAGCAATCACGAAAGCCAAGGACTATGTTGAGGGGTTTGAGAAATCTGAAGGACAGGGGCTGCTTTTTATCGGAAATGCAGGGACGGGTAAGACTCATTTGGCGGCTGCAATAGTAAATTACCTAATCCAAGAAGAAAGCGTTCCATCGATTTTCATAACATCTATCGAGCTTTTTGGACTTTTAAGAGATTTTGAAAATCAAAAAGAACGGTTAAAAAAAATCAAGAGTATCCCTCTTCTTGTGATTGATGATTTAGGGAAAGAAAAGATAACTGATTGGAACAGAGAAAAGTTATTCGAGATCATAAACGCTAGATATGAAGATTATCTGCCTATTATCATTACCACCAATGATAACCACAAAGAACTTGAACGAAATGTTGGCGATGCTATATATTCAAGACTTTGCGAAATGTGTAGCTTGGTAGTGATGGAAGGGAAAGATTTTAGGAGGCAGCAATGACAAACAGCAGGCAAAAAGGCGCAAGAGGCGAACGCGAGCTTGCTGCTGAGCTGAGAAAATACGGATATGATGCAAGGCGAGGGCAGCAATATTGTGGGGCGAATGGTGATGCCGATGTTGTAGGTATTCCGGGAATACATATCGAATGTAAGCGGGTAGAAAAATTGAATATCGACGGTGCCGTGGAGCAGGCTGTAAGGGATTGTAAGGATGGTGAGATTCCGACAGTATTCCACCGGCGGAACGGTAAACCGTGGCTTGTAACGATGTTGCTGGAAGACTGGGTGAAAATGCATCAAAACGCAGAGGCACTAAGTGTGCTGCTAAACGAAACCGACGTTGATTATGTATGCGGCTATATGATAGCTTGCGGCGATTGGTGCGGCGATAAGGCGCGCAATGAAATAGGTGATTGTATAGAAGATGTAACGATATGCTATGTCGAATATCTAAGGAGGACAACGAAGTGAAAGAAATATTGATTGAAATAGACAGGCTGGCAGCTGAGGAAATGAAACAGGCGAATAAAACACATCCGATGTTTCACAGCGATCATGAAGGGTACGCAGTCATACAGGAAGAGATAGACGAGGTAATAGAGCAAAACAAGGCTGCTATGGATTGTAAGGACCTTGTATGGGAGGCAATAAAAGTGGACTATCCAGAAGGGGCGAAAAACCAAGTTGAAGAAATGCGTAATCATCTTACATTTGCCGCCGCTGAAATGATACAGGTAATAGCAATGTGCGACAAGTTTATAAAAAGTCAGGAATACAGAAGGCTCATACCTTAGAAAGGAAAAAACAATGAATAGCGTAGCACTGATTGGAAGATTAACCAGAGACCCTGAAGTAAAGTATGCTCCGGAAAGCCAGATGGCGGTTGCGACATTTTCCATCGCCATCGACAGACCAGCAAGAGCCGGACAGGAAAAGAAAACGGATTTTCCGAGAATTACTGTATTTGGTCGTCAGGCAGAAAACTGTGAACGGTTCCTGAAAAAGGGCAGACTCGTCGGTGTTCAGGGAAGGCTGCAGACCGGGAGCTATACCAACAAAGACGGCATTACTGTCTATACAACGGATGTAGTTGCCAACAACGTA